CATAAATGAAACACCATTTCCTGCTTCATCAGCTGTTCAACCAGCCGCACATGGTGCTGCCCGACATGCTGCACGAGGCGGTGGCGTGGGCGGGTTCGCGCATGGGCGTCAACCTGCACCAGATTAATGTCAGCGTTGGCGCGGTGCTGAGTCAGCCGCAGGCTTGGCACGATGATGGTGACGGTGCTCAGGCAGTCAGTGCTGAAGAGCAGCGCCTGCAGGCGGCGCAGCAGACGGGTGTGCTGGTGGTGCCAGTGTATGGCGTGCTGGTCTCGCGTGAGAACAACGTCAGTCTGTGCGCCAACCAGACCAGCTACGAAAGCATTCGCAGTCAGATCAATGCCGGTATCAATGACCCGCGCATCGATGTGATCGTGCTGGAACTGGATAGTCCGGGCGGCGCGGTTACCGGCTGCTTCGAGCTGGTGGCCGACATTGTGGCGGCCAAGGCCGTCAAGCCGATCCATGCGATCGTACATTTCTCTGCGTTCTCGGCTGCCTACGCCATCGCCAGTGCCTGCACCAGTATCACGCTGTCTGAGTCGGCGGGCGTCGGCAGTATCGGCGTCATCATGAAGCATGCCGACTTTAGTCAGCAGCTGGCCTCCGACGGCATTGTGGTGACGACATTCTTCCGCGGTGCGCGCAAGAACGACCTGGCTGCTGATGCGCCGCTTACCGAAGAGGTGGTGGCTGTCGTCGATCAGCGTATGGACACCTACTACGGCAAGTTTGTCGATGTTGTGGCTGCCAATCGCCGCCTGTCCGTGGATGCTGTGCGGGCAACTGAGGCGGGCTTGTTCTTCGGTCAGGCTGCCATCGATGCAGGTTTGGCCGATACGCTGGAAAGCCAGCAGGCCGCCATTAACCGTATTGCGGCTGGCGTCGCCAGTAAGCGCGCCGGTGGTGCCCGTGCGCGAAGTACCAAGGCTACCGCAGCAGCAATGGCGATGGCCGCTCAGCTCTGACCGCCGAACGGCGTACTGCGCGCAAGCGCACCTCATCATGCCGCCCCGTGCGGCTTTTTTTACGTCTGGAGTAAATGAATGTCCAAGATCCTGGAAATGAAGGCGCGCCGCGCCGAACTGGCGGCTGAAGTCAAAACGCTGGCCCAGCTGGAAGCCGCCGGTACCGAGCTGAGCGCCGAGCAGCTGGCCGATATCGAAGCCAAGCAGAAAGAGTTCGATGAACTTGGCGCCAAGATCAACCGCGCCGAAGCGGCTGAGCGCATGGCCGCTTCGGCGGCCACTCAGGTGGAAACCCTGCGTGTGCAGGGCGCGCCGCCGGCTAGCGGTAGTGCACTGCCGGCGGCGCCGCGTGTCGCTGTGGAAGCGCGCCCGCACCAGTTCGGCCGTCTTATCGCAGCGGCGACCACCTTCAAGGGTATGCACCCGCTGGCGGCGGCACCTTATGCTGCGCAGCAGTTCGGTGAGGATGTCGGGGCTGTGCTGGCTGACAACGTTTCCACCGGCGGCGGCATCCTGATCCCGCAAAATCTGGGTCAGCAAATCATCGAGCGCCTCACGCCGATGGCGGTGGTTCGCCAGCTGGGTGCCGAGCCGCTGCCGCTGCCACAGGGTGGCAACCTGACCTTGGGCCGCAACAAGGAAGGCATGCAGGGTTCTTATGTTACCCAAGTGGGCGATAAGGGTACCGACAAGATTGGCGAGTCCGATGCCAAGTTCGAGTCCGTGCAGCTGAAGTCCCGCACGTTCGCGGGCCTGATGCCGATCAATAACGACTTCCTGCGTAATGCGGCCAACGATGCGATGCTGCGCCTGATCGAGCAGGACGCGACCAAGGGGTTGGCTGCCGCCGAAGATGCGCAGTTCCTGCGTGGTAGTGATAACGGCGGTAAAGCGCCGAAGGGTTTGCTGAACTGGGCGCTGGCCGGTAACAAGAAAGTAGCAAGCGCGCTGGCTGGTACCCAGGCCGAAATCGTGCAGAAGGTTCGTTCCGAGCTGTCGCTGTTGATTCTGCTGGTCGAGTCGGGTAACAGCATGATGCTGAAGCCCGGCTGGGCGGTGGCGCCGCGCACCCGTCGCTTCCTGATGGCGCTGGTGGATGGCAATGGTAACAAGGCCTTCCCCGAGCTGGAGCTGGGTCTGCTGATGGGCTATCCGCTGCGTGCTTCGACCAACATCCCTGTGAACCTGGGTGCGGGTACCAACGAGTCCGAAATCTACTTCGGTGACTGGGCGGATTTCTATATCGGTGAGGATGGCGGTATGGAGTTCGCGGTGGCGACGGAGGCGAGCTGGCAGGATGGTTCTGGTAACCAGCGCAGCGCGTTCCAGGAAAATGCCACCCTGCTGCGTGCCATCCTGCGCCACGACTTCGCACCGCGTCACGTCGAGAACGTGGCTGTGTTGACCGCAGTGAAGTGGGGTGCCTGATCCGCTGCTGATCTCTGACGGGCCGCGTTTGCGGCCTGTTTCTCTCTGAAAGGAATGCACTATGTCGGCAGTGAAGCTGCTCAAGCCCTGGAAGCACTACAACGAGGGTGAAATCGCCGGTTTCGGTGAAGAAATCAACCAGAAGCTGATCAAGGCTGGTATCGCGGAAGAGTACGTAGAAGCGGGTAGCGACGAAGAGAAGGTGGGGCGGAAGGCCCGCTCCGGCAAGCGCTCGGCTGATGGTGATGCGCCGCCCGCCGCCCCCGCAGATTCGGTTGATGGCGCTGGCTCTGCCGGGCAGGAAGGCCAGTAGTCGTGGCCGCCGTCGTGATCCAGCGCAGTGCGGCGGCGGTGCTCGGGCTGCAGGAAATCAAGCAGCACTGCCGCATCGATGCCGATCTTTCTGATGACGATGACTTGCTTCTGCTCATGGAGCGGGCCGCGGTGGCTAGCGCCGAGGAAAAAATTGGCGGGCCGCTGCTAACAGCTTCATGCCGAGATAACTTTGATGCTTGGCCGGCGTTGCCGTGGCTGCATCTTGGTATCGCGGGTGGTAGGCAGGTGGATGCCATTACCGTTCAGCGTGCAGGGCAGGCTGTGCCTGTGGCGCTATCGGATTTTCATGTCGAGCAAGATGGGAGGCTGTTGTGTATCAAGCCGCGTAGCAGTTGGCCGCAGTGCGATACGGTGCCCGGTGCTATTCGTGTCGATTACCAGGCTGGATTTGGTGATGGTGTCGATAGCTTGCCGGCTGACCTGCGGCAGTGGCTGCGATTCCGCGTGGCCACCTTGTACGCTTACCGCGAACAGTTCGCAGACGGCAGTCTCAAGCCGTTGCCTGATGCGATCGTCGATAGCCTGATTTCTCATTACAGACCTGACCGGGTGGTGTTATGAGCGTTCCGGTGCTGAATGGCCGAATCCGGCTTTGTTCGCCACAGCTTACGCGCTTGCCGAGTGGTGAAGAGCAAAAGACGTGGTCTGTACCCGTTCCGGTGCTGGCCAAGGTCGATTATCTGGGAAGTCGTGTTTATACCGCCGCGCTGGCCGAGCAGACGGGTTGTTCTGTGCGTGCCATTGTTCGCAAGCGAGTGGTGGCTACTGGTTGGCGCGTTTTGTTGGATGGGGTGCTGTTTGCCGTGTCTACGGTAGAGCCCCACAAAACGCCTGGCTTTCTCGTTCTCATGCTGCGAAAGGATGATGGCAATGGTTGATGGTATGCAGCAGTTGTTCGATGCGCTGGATCGCGTGCCGCGCAACCTGCAGCGTAAGACCCTGCGCCGTGGCTTGTACCGTGGCGCGGCGCTGATTCGTGACGAGGCGCGGCGCATTGTGCGCCGCCGTAGCGGCACGCTGGCCAAGCAGATTCGCGTGGCGTCGTCGCGGGGCTCTGGCCAGCGTGGTGCGGTGGCGTACCGCGTGGGGCTCACGCCCAAGGGCTTCTACGGCAAGTTTCTGGAAAACGGCCACGTCGCGCGCGGCCCTGGCGGCAAGATCAAGGGCGGCGAGGTGCGGCGCAAGGCGGCGCGGGTGGTGCTGAAGGCCGAAGGGCGTTTCGTGCCGCCGTACCCGTTCATGCGCCCCGCCGCGCAAAAGCTGGGGCAGGCGCTGGCCGAGGTTGGCCGCGTGGTCGAGCAGGCCATTGATAGCGGCGAGGTGACGCGATGATAGGCGCAGCCATTGTCCAGATGCTGGCCGACCCCGGCATGGCCGCGCTGGTGGGTGATCGTGTTTACCCGGTGCGGCTGCCTGCCGAGCCGGCGTTGCCTGCTATCGCGTACCAGGTTGTCACTGAAAGCCGCGCGCAGGCGCCTGCTGGTCGCCTGCCTTGGGTCAAAAGCCTGGTGCAGCTGTCCGTGGTGGGCGCAACCTACGACCAAGCCCATGCCGTGGCAGATGCGCTGCGGCAGGTGCTGGACCGTCGCCGGGGTGTGTTTGCCGGTGTCGAGGTGCGGGGTGTGGTGGATGAAGGCATGCACGACGAAGGCAATGATGCTGGCCCGCATCTGGTGGCCACTACCTGGCGCATTCACTGGAAAGAAACATGAGCAAAGTAAACGGAATCTGTGACGCCGTCGTGGCTGCCTTGTTGGCGGCAGGCGTGGCGGCGGGGCGTGTTACCCGCAGCCTGGAAGAGGCGAGTAGTTATCAGGAGTTTCCTGCTGTGCTGGTGCATCTGGTGGCTGATGTCGAATCGCCGGACCGCCCGCCGATTGGCTTCGAGTATCGCTCGCTGACCCTTGAGCTGGAAGTGCTGGCTGAGGGTGATGTGCCGCATGCGGCGTGTGATGTGACGCACCGTGAGGCTAATACAGTGCTGCTGGGGCTGCCCTATGCCATCCAGCGCGGCGCCGTGCAATGGGGCTACGACGACGAAAACCCCGCGCTTGGCATCTGCCGGGCGCAATACCTGGTCAGCTACCGCTGCCCGAAAGGTGAGCTATGAGCAAGCAACAGGCGCCAGTCGCCCAAGAGCAGCCCGCCCCGGAGGCGGGCTTTTTGTCGCCCGTTTGCCCGTATGCCGGGCAGGGCGGCAGTTATCTCATCAACCCGCAAAGCGGTGAGCGCGAGCTGGTAGAGCGCACCGCAGAGAAAGGCGAAAACCATGGCAATTGACGTTCTGCCGGTGCTGCTGGCCAAGATCGAGGCTGCTTACAACACGGATGCGGCGCCCACGGCGGCGGTGCTGCTGGTAGACCCCAAGTTTACCCCGCTGGAATCCGACAAGGCCGAGCGCAAGCTGGTGCGCGGCTATATGGGCAACCCCGATGGTATCCCCCACAGTTTCCGCTGCAAGCTGGAATTCTCGGTCGAGCTGGCCAGCTCTGGTGCCAAGGGCACCGCGCCGGCCTATGACGCGCTGCTGCGTGCTTGCGGCTTTGCAGCAAACAAGACGGATGGCGTCAAGGTGGCCTATACGCCGGTGTCCAAGAGCTTCGAGTCGGCCACGCTGTACTACAACATCGGCGGCATCCTGTACAAGCTGCTGGGCTCGCGTGGCAAATGCTCGCTGGACATGAGCAACAAGGCCGTGCCCAAACTCAAGTTCGATTTCATCGGTTTGCACGGTGGTCGTGCTGACGCGGAGCCAGGTGGCGCCGTGTTCGCAGCATGGAAAGAACCGCTGGTTTTCGAGAAAGCCAACGTGCCTGTCTGCACGCTGCATGGCTACAGTGTGGCCGTGGAAAGCCTGTCGCTGGATATGGGGCAAAAGGTGGAATACCAGTCCCGCCCGGGTGGTGCCGAGGTGGTGCGTATCACCGAGCGCAGCCCGTCCGGCAGCATCAAGATCGAGTCCACCAAGGTGGCCGAAAAAGACTGGCTGCCGCTGATCAAGTCTGCCACAGCTGGCGCGCTGCAGGTGCAGCTGGGTAGTGCCGAAGGTGCCATTGTCGAGGTGGCGGCCAACGTGGTGCTGGGTGGTTACGACTACGACGAAAGCAACGGCATTTACCTGTCCACGCTGCCGCTCACGCCCAAGCCCGTCAACGGCAACGACGAACTCTCGCTGACCTTCCGTTAAACACCACGCCCCGCTCAGTGCGGGGCGTTTGCATTGGAGCAAACCATGCTGAAAGTAGGTGCTACTAGCCGTACCTCTATCCTTGCCGCCATTCGCTTTCTTGGCTCGGATGGTGAAGTGAACTCTCACGAAATCAAACTCTATGGTCTTTTGCGCACTCAGCCGGAGTGGGATGCGCTGTTCGCTCGCCACAAAGTGGAGGTGCGTCCGAGCGCGTCTGCCGCTGATTCTGGTGTGGCTGATGTTCAGACTACGGTAACGGATATTTATCGTGGTAATGCCGCGCTGTACGGCGAGGTTTTTGATGGCTGGGATGGTGTGGCGGATGCTGTGGGCAAGCCTTTGCCATATAGCCAAGATGCGGTGCGGATTCTGCTTGAAAGTGAGCATGGCCCGGCTGCTAATCGTGCATTCCAGCTGGCGCTGCATGAGTTGCGCTTTGGTGCCCTGGAAAAAAACTGATTGAGGCGGTGCGCTGGCAGTACGGCGGCAGTGGCCGTGCTGACCGCGACAAGCAGCGCCATGGCCTGGCCGTCATGGGCGTGCCGCAAGAACAAATCGACGCCATGCTGCCGGTGGCAGCAGAAGGCGGCGTGCAGCTGTTTCCGCTGGCTTTGCCGGTGTGGCAGGTGTGGCAGGAAATGGGCCCGCGCTGGCGCTACGTTGAGAGTGTGCCGCAGGGGTTGGATGTGGTGCAGCTGGAAAGCCTGTACCGGCAGCATGGCACGCGGCGTGCGCAGCAGCGGGAGTGGTGGCCACTACTGCATGCCATGGAGCGCGAGGCGCTGGACCTGCTGCGGCGCAAGGGTAACTAAGGGGATGCTATGGCAACGCAGCAGGTAGGGTCGCTGATCATTAGCCTGGAGGCGCGTACTGCGCAGATCCAGCAGGATATGGCGCAAACCAAGCGCATTGTGGGGGATGCGCTTGGTGATGTTCGCGAGGAGGCGGCTCGTACGGCGGATGCCTTGGAGTCCACTGCCGACTCTGTCAAGACGCTGGCCGGCATAGGTGTCGGTGCGGCGATTATTCAGGGTCTGGAATTGGCGGCGGATGCGGCTTATGACTTCATATCTGAGGTCATTTCTGCGCAGCGTGAAACGGCCAAGCTTGAGCGTACGTTGATCATGGCGAATGGCGGCAACCTGACGTTGGTTGCTCGCGATATGGCATACCTTGCCCAGACCTCTGATGACCTTGGTGTGCGGCTGAAGCTCTTGAGTGCTGAGTATGCCTCGTTCATGGCGGTGGCTTCGCGTACCAATATGGAAGGCAAGGCGGCTCGTGATGTTTTCGAGGGTTTTGCCACGGCGGCATCGGCCAAAGAGCTGACCATGGAGGAGTTCCACGGGACGTTGTTGTCCATTACCCAGATGATGGGTAAGGGGCGAGTGGCCTCTGAGGAGCTTTATGGCCAGTTGGCTGAGCGGCTGCCGGAGGCGGCTGCTATGGCTGCTGAGTCCATGGGTATGACCACCCAGCAGTTTAGAAAAGCGCTGGAAGATGGTGAGGTGATGGCTAGCGATTTGCTGCCACGTCTCGCCTGGATGTTGAAGAATGAAATGGGGGCTGCTGCGGCTGATGCTGCAGCGGGCGTTACCGGCGGGATGAGCCAGGCCGCTACCAGCGTAGATAATTTCTATAAGGCTATTGCCAAGGGCGGTGCAGGGGACGCGCTCGGCGCTACGTTTCGGGGGGCGGCTGCAGTTGTTGATACGGTGACTGGGCACCTGGACGAGATCGTAGTGGGTCTGCAGGCTATTGGCGTTGTGGCTGGTGCAAGCATCGCTGGGCGTTTGGCTTCATCTTTTCGGGAGTCGTTGGCGGCTCAGCAAGGGGTGGCGAGCGGCGCTGCGCAGGCGGCACGTGCCAATGTGGCCGCTGTGGCGGCAGAGGAGCAGCGGGCTTTTAGTGCGGGCATTGTTGCTGAGGCAAGCAAGAAGGCGGCTTTGTCTGATCTGGCCCGGGCGGAGGCGGCGCAGCAGGTAGCCAGGCAGGAGTTGGCGTTGGCGGCTGCCGAGTCTGAGCGCCTGGGTTTGCAGGCTGCTCTGGCTGCTGGTAATGCACGTCAGGTGGAGGCTTATCGCCAGCAGGCTGCCGCCGCAGCCCTGGTGGCTGAGTCGGATGCTGCTCTGGCGGCGTCTCGTGCAGCACTTCATCAGGCTGAGTTGGCTCGCGAGGCTCAGTTGATTAAGACGCCCGAAACCTTGCGTGCGGTACAGCAGGCGCAGCAGGCCGTGTCTGTGGCTGAGGCTGATGCGGTTGCGGCAAAGACTTTGCTGCGTAATGCGGAGGGGCAGCTGTCTGCGGCGCGTGGCTCGGCAGCTGCCATGAGTGGTGCTGCGGCGGAGGCCGAGGCAAGGCTAAAGCTGGCGCGGGATGCTGATCTGGCTGCTAGTTCGGCGTTGACTGCTGCTGAGGCTAGGTTGGTGGCCATGCGTGAGGCGGGCGTGGTCAGTGCTGCTGAATATGCCGTGGTATCTCAGCGTCTGGTGGTGGCGAAAGAGGCCGAGGCCATGGCAACGACGGCTGCGGGCATGGCAACGCGCACTGCATCTGCTGCGCTGGGTCTGGTTGGCGGCCCGGTGGGGGTGGCAGTAATTGCACTCACTGTGCTGGCTTTGAACTGGGACAAAGTGGCTGACCGTTCTGTGCGTGCGGCCAACATGGCTGAGGATTCTGCGGCACGCATCAAGGCTGCGCTAAGTGGCAGTAACTTTGCTCAAGCTGCGGAAGATTTGGTGCAGGCTGAGGCTCGCCTTCGTCAGGCTGACGAAGGCATGAAGAAGGCCATCGCTCTGCGAGACTCTCCGACTAATACGCCGCAGTTGAGGGCGCATTTTCAGCAGCAGGTTAGCGACTGGGCTGCCATTGCTGATGCTGCGCGCGGTGTGGTGAACAAGTCGCGCGCAGACATAGACAAGGCTAAGGCGGATCAGCGCAAGGCTGCTTTGGCTGTGGGTGATGTCTCGCTTGAGGATGCAAAGCTGTATTCGCTTGGTGGTACTGGTCGCATCGGTGGGAAGCCGCTTGATACCAGTAGTTTGCAGGCTGAGCTTTCGGCTTGGCAGCGTACCAACCAAACCAAGGCCGCGAAGCGCGCGGAGGAGCTAGCACAGCAGAAAGCGTTCTTCGATGCCGATCTGATCAGCAAAGAGCAGTATCACCAGAATATTGCCCTGATTGATAAGAAATATGCGGAGAAGGGGCGTGGCGGCCGTGCAGCGCAGTACGGCAGCACGGAAGACCGCGAGCTGGCCGACTTGCGGGCGCGTATCCAGACCGAAAACCAGCTGGCTGTGGCGCTGGTGGGCTACGGCGAGGCGGTGGACAAGATCACGCCCGGGCAGAAACTGCTTAACCAGCTGCATGAGCAAGAGGCCGTGGCCAAGACGGCCGTGGCCAAGGCGCACATTCAGGCCAAGATCACGTTGGCCGAAGAGCTGGTGCAGAAAGAAAAAGCCAACATCCAGACCAAAGCCGGGCTGCAGCAGGCGGCGGAAGAGCGCAAGGCGTTCTTTGCCGACCTGAACCGCGACGTAGAAGTGTACGAGCGGGCGCAGATGGCAGCGGCCCAGCGGCTGCGCGACCTGTACGAAACGCCGTATGAAAAAGTGCAGCGCGAGAGTGCGGCCAACCTGCGCGATATCGACAATAACCGCCAGCTGTCTGCGCCTGAACAAGCGCAGATGCGTGGTGCCGAGGAGGCGCGGGCTGGTCAAGCTGCGCAGCGGCTGCAGTCTGGCATTCGTGAAGATCTGGGTCTGGTCTCGGAGTCCGAGCGAATTATTCAGGCTCATGAAGCACGGCAACGGCGTATTACGGAGGTGACTGCTGCCGGTACCGCTGAGCGACTTTCTCTGGAGGTGGCCAATAACGCCAAGTTAAAGCAGGAGCAAATGGCCTTGCTTGGCTCTCAGATGCAAAGCGCTGCCTCGATTTTTGGCTCATTGGGGCAGATGGCTGAGCAGTTTGGGGGTAAGCAGTCGGCTGCCTATCGCGCCATGTTCGTGGCGAACAAGGCAGCAACCATTGCTAACGCCATTATCAGTATCCAAGGGGCGATTGCTCAGGCAGCAAATCTACCTTTCCCGGCTAACTTGGGTGCTATGGCTACGGTGGCCAGTCAGACTGCGAGCATTATTGGCACGATTCGTAGTACCAACATTCAAGGCATGGCGCACGATGGTATCGACAGCATCCCGCGCGAAGGCACCTGGCTGCTGGATCGCGGTGAGCGGGTGGTGGATGCCCGTACCAATGCCGACCTCAAGCAGTATCTGCAGCAGCGAAATGGCGGCGGTGGTGGGGGTATTACCGTGGTGATTAACGAAAGTAGCGCGGCACAGGTGCGGGTAACGGAAGGCATCGGGGCGGATGGCCAGCCCCAGTTGACGCTGGATGTGGTCGAGCGGGTGGCGGGCGGGGTATTTGACCGCAGGCTGGCCCAAGAGCTGCGCTCAGGGGGGGTGTTGCATGGCCGCTGAGACATGGGGCTGGGTGCCTGACTACGGCGGCCAGGTGGAGACCAAGCCGCGTATCAAGTCGGTGGTGTTGGGCGACGGCTACGAACAGTCGGTGCCGGATGGCATCAACACCATGCCGCTGGTGCGTAGCCTGATCTTTTCCGGCCGTAGCGATGCCGAGGCCGAGGCGATGGAAGCGTTCCTGCGCCGCCACGCCGGCGTGCGCTGGTTCTGGTTTGCCTACCCTGGCAAAGCGGCCATCCGCGTCAAGTGCCGGGGTGGCTGGTCGGTGGTGCCAGCTGGGCATGGCCTCAATACGCTGACGTGTACGTTTGAGCAGGTTTTTACTACGGGGGTATAGATGCAGATCCAGCAAGAGTTGCAGCGGCTGGTGCCGGACCCGATGGTGGAACTGTATGAACTGCGGCCGCCGGCCGGCGTGCCGCTGGCCGCCATGTACTTTACTGCCAGCGGTTCGGGTGAGCCGCTAGTGTTTGCTGGCCAGCGCTATGAGCCGTGGGCCATTGCCGCAGAGGGTTTTGCCACGCTGTCCAATGGTTCGGCGCCGCGCCCAACCCTGAAGGTGTCCAATGTGGCCACCATGGACGATGGCCGGCAGGTGCAGGGTGTATTTAGCGCGCTGGTGCGGCAGTACGCCGGGCTGGCGGGTTGGCTGCTGGTGCGACGGCTGACGCATGCCAAGTTTTGCGGTGGTGGTGCGCTAGCTGCCCAGCCTGAGCAGCATCAGGATGAAATCTGGCGCATCAACCGCAGGCTGGAATCTGACGGCGCCACCATTACGTTCGAGCTGGTCAGCCAGCTGGATTTTGTAGGCGTGAAAGCGCCAGGCGTTATTGCCACGGTGGCTTGCCCACCTTATGTGCGCTATCGCGGTGCCGAGTGCGCCTATGGCGGCGCAGCCATGTTCGATGTGAACGACCAGCCCACGGCCGACCCGGCCAAGGATATCTGCAGCAAGCGGCTGTCTGGCTGCCGCTGTCGCGGTAATACAGAAAACTATGGCGGCTACCCCGGCATGCGCCGGTACGGATAGCCGGTAAATCGATAAGCAAACCCCGCCCTGGTGCGGGGTTTTTTCATTGGGGGTGGGTATGCGAGCAACGCCGGAGCAAATCGGCCAGATGCTGGCCTATGCCAGCCAGCAGCCGCATCAGGAGGTGTGCGGGCTGGTGCTGGATAGTGGCCGCGTCTGGCTGGGGCGCAATGTGGCGCCCGACCCGTCATGCACCTTCGAGCTGGATGCGGCGGACTGGGCGGCGGCCAGCCAGCTGGGCGCGGTGGTAGGTGTCTGGCACAGCCACCCGCAAGGCGGTGCCGAGCCGTCTTTGATCGACCGCGCCATGTGCGAGCGCACAGCGCGAGCCTGGCATGTGGTGAGTGCGCCGGATGGTGATTACCGCCTGATTGAGCCTTGCGGCTGGCAGGCGCCGCTGCTGGGGCGCCCGTACTGCTATGGGCTTTTCGATTGCTGGGAGCTGGTGCGCGACTGGCAGCAGCGCGAGAAAGGCGTGCCGCTGCCCCGCCTGGCGGATGCGCCGGACGGCTGGTGGTACCAGCGTGACCTGGTGCCGGCCTTGTGCGAGCAGGCCGGCTTGGTGCGGGTGGCCGGTGCGCCGCAAGCGGGGGATGTGGTGCTGATGCGCTGCGACCCGGAAAGCGTTGGGGCTGACCACGCAGCGGTGTATGTGGGCGATGGCGACATCCTGCACCAGTTGCGCGACCGGCCATCCGAGAAAACCCGCTATGGCGGCTACTGGCAACGCGCCACGGTGGCTGTGCTGAGGGCGACATGATGACGCAGCTACGGAGCGTGCTGCTGGCTGGCGAGCTGGCCGAGCAGTTTGGTGCCAGTCACCGGCTGGCTGTGGCGTCAGTACGCGAGGCCGTGACGGCGCTGGATGCGCTGTACCCGGGCTTTCGGGCGGCGCTGGCCGCGTGCATCGAGCGTGGCATGGGCTTTCGCGTCACGGTGGCAGATCGTGACATTACCGATGACGAGGTGGCGCTGGTATCGGCCGGTGACATCCTGATTGCGCCGGTAGTGGCGGGCGCCAGTGCCGGGGTGAGCACTGTGCTGGGGGTGGGCTTGATTGCTGCCAGTTTCTACTTTACCGGTGGTACTGCCACGGCGTTGCTGATGGCGGGCGGTGGCATGGCGATTGGTGGCGTGGTTGGCATGATGACCAAGATTCCGGCGGTGTCTGCTGGCCAGATCGAGTCCGGTACCAGCCAGAAAAACTACCTGTTCGGCGGTAGCCAGAATACCGGGGTGCAGGGTGTACCGGTGCCGGTGGGTGTAGGCGAGATGATTTATAGCGGCATCGTGATCAGTGCCGGCATCGACGTGGAGGACATTGTCTAATGGGCGAGATGACGGTTTTTGGTGCGGGTGGCAAGCCGGCGCAGAGTTCGGCCGCATCGGCGCGGCCGGTGGAGTCGCCTGACAGTCTGCAGGCTGTGGCTACGGCCAGGGTGCTGATGCTGATGGGTATGGGGCAGCACGCCGGCCCGCCTGCATCGCTGGCGCAGTGCGTCTATCTGGATGGTGTGCCGCTGGAAAACGCCGACGGTACGCGCAATTTCGAGCGCGTGGTGGTGGAGTGGCGCCCAGGTACCCAGCATCAGGACCGCATCGCGGGTTTCTCGGACGTAGAAACCGAAGTGTCAGTGGCGGCCGAGGTCAAGGCGGCGGCGCCTCTGGTGCGCCTGATTGATGATGTCACTGCCACGGCGGTGCGCGTTACGGTATCTACTGCGGCGCTGCTGTCGATTGATGCTAACGGCAATACCAACCCCACGGCGGTGTCGCTGGCGGTGGATATCAAGCCGGCGGTGGGTGCGTGGGTAGAGGTTGGCCGCATCGACATTAACGGCAAGACGCGCAGCCGCTACCCGAAGGCGCGGCGCTTTGCCTTGGCTGGTGCAGGGCCGTGGCAGGTGCGTGTGCGCCGCATCACGCCGGACAGCACAACGCAGAACCTGCAAAACGCTACCAGCTGGGATGGCTACACCGTCATCAATGAAACGCCGCTGCGCTACCCGAACAGTGCGCTGCTGGCGCTGAAGTTCGACGCCAAGGCATTCAGCAGCATGCCGAAGATCGAGGCGCGCTGGCGGTTGAATCTGCTGCAGGTGCCCGGCAATTACGACGCGGCTTCCCGTGCCTATAGCGGCCCGTGGGACGGCACCTTCAAGCCGGCCGTGTCGAATAACCCGGCCTGGTGGCTGTACACCTACCTGACTGACCCGCGCTTTAACATCGGCCTGCCCGATGGTGAGTACAAATGGGATTTGTACCGTATCGCGCAGTGGTGCGACCAGCTGGTGAGTGATGGCCAGGGCGGGCTGCGGCCGCGCTTTACCGCCAATATGGTGCAGACCGATACGGCGGACCCGTGGGCGATAGTGCAGGACATCGCCAGCATTTTCTGCGGGCGGGTCATTCCTTACGCCGGCGGTGTGCGCGTGGTGGCCGACATGCCCAGCCTGTCGCCGCGCAAGCATTTTATGCCGGCCAACGTGGAAGGCGGGCGCTTTGTCTACGGCGATAGCGAGCTGAAAGACCGGCATACGTCGGCGGTAGTGACCTTTCGTGACAAAAACGACCGCTACCAGAACGCAGTCGAGCTGGTGGAGCATGCTGACGGTTACCTGCGCTACGGCCATAACCCCGTCGATGTGGTGGGGGTGGGTATCGATAATCGTGCCCAGGGTCAGCAGCTGGGGTGCTACGTGCTGGAAACGGCACAGGCCGAAACCGGCACTGTGTCTTTCGGCGCGGGTATCTATGCGGTGGATCTGCTGCCGGGTGATGTTTTCGAGATTGCCGACCCGGTAGAGGCGGGCGCCCGCTACGGTGGCCGCCTGATGTCGGTGGATGGTACGGCAGTGGTGCTGGATGCGCCGGTAGAGCTGATGGCGGGGGCTGCGTACTCGCTGGAAGTGCCGCTGCCAGACGGTACGCTGCAGCGGCGTGGCATCAATATGCCGCCTGGTAGCTATACCGCGTTGCAGCTGGTGGCGCCGTTCAGCCAGCAACCTGTTGAAGGTACTACCTGGGTGCTGGTGGCCACCACGGTGCAGCCTACGCTGTGGCGCTGTGTCAGCAATTCGCAGGTGGGGGGCGATCCGTTCCACCGTGCCATTGCCGGTGTGCAGCATGATCCGGACAAGTGGGCGCGCATCGAGCAAGGTATCCGCCTGGTGCCGCTGCCGGTATCCGCTTTGCCAGACCCTTCATCGCCACCGGCGGTGGCGGGGGTGGCAGTGCGCGAGGTGGACTATCTGCGGCCGGATGGCGTGCGTGCTGTGCGGCTGGATGTGGACTGGCCAGCTAGCAGCTTTGCCTTTCTGCGCGGCTATGTCGTCAGCTATCGGCAGGCGGGTGGTAACTGGGTGGAGCTGCCGGAGGTATCGGCCAACCATGCCGAGATCGCCGACATCCTGCCCGGCCAGTGGCAGGTGCGCGTGGCGGCAGTGTCCGTGACCGGGGCGCGTAGCGTGTCTGCGCCGCTGGATGTCGCTGCTGCAGGCAGTACGCGCAAGCCTGCCTTGCCCGTGCTGACGGCGGCGGGTGGTGCCATGCGGATAGATCTGGCCATCGGCTGGCCGTCGGTGGATTGCGTCCGTGCCGAGCTGTTTGGTAGTGCGTCGTCCACCGATCCCGCGCCAGCCAAGCTCTGTGATCTGGCTTATCCGGCCAGTACCTGGGCGCATCTGGGTGTGGCGATGGGCGTCACTATGCACTACTGGCTGCGGGTGTATAGCAGCTGGGGCGTGCCGAGTGACTTTGTGCGCGCCACCGCCACCACGGTAAAAGACCCGTCCATCCTGCTGCAGCAGCTGCAGGGCTCGGTATCGCGCGAGGCGCTGGACGGCCTGCTGCGTACCGATATCGTCACGGCGCAGGACGTGGCTACACGGGTGATCCCTGCGCTGAATGAGGCCAACGAGCAAGCCGCCAAGGCCGGTATCGCGGCGCTGATCGAGGCGGATCGCCGCCGCCGCGAGGCGCGCTTTAACAGGCGCGCTTTCGACGCGATTCTGGATATCGACCCCGCCACCGGCCAGATCAAGTTGAAAGCTACCGCCGAGATCACCACGGACGTAGATACCAAGCTGCGCGACGTACAGCTGGTGCTGGATGCGCAAGCCGGTAAGCTGGCCACCGCCGTGTCTGGCGTAGAAAGCCACGGCGGCCGGCTGACTGCGGCCGAGAGCAAGCTGACGCAGCTGGAAAGCGGCATCAGCCTGGCCGTACAGCAAGCCTTTG